CAGAGGCAAGCAGTGGCGATAGCCCTGTCGCAGTCAAAAAAGCCCCAGCGAAAAAAGCCCCAGCCAAAAAGAAAGCTTCAGCGAAAAAAGCCAGTAAGAAAAGCTAGTGGCGGAACGGTATCTCGTTTCTCTCGTATAGCTAGGCCGCAAAGGTTTCTTGGAGTTAGATGATGAGTGATAATACACGCCGCACTGATGGTCGAACTGATAGAGAGATTAGAATTATTGTTATGTCTGGTGACATCACTAATCTTACTGACAAGCAATATGATAGACATCTTGAGATGGAAGCGGCTAAAAAAACCGTTGCTCCGAAAAAGTTTTCCAAGGGTGGCGTTTGTCGCGGTCAAGGAAGCGTCAGAAAGATGGGTAAGTTCAGGGTTAGTTGATGGCTAAGAAGTTTCAAAAAGGCACAGCATACGCTAAGTATGACTTAGACGGTGATGGTGAGATCACTGACGAAGAGCTTGAACACGCAAAAGAAATACGCGAAACAGAGCGTGATTTGCGTAAAAGCTTGGCTCAACTTAGAATGGCTAGGTACACATTAGTTGGTATGGGTGTATTTACTGTGGCGATGTTCGCTATGCCTGTTGAAAAGATTGAGGCTTTGTCTGACATAAGCAACTTATTTTACATCAGTGGGGCTGGCATAGTTGGAGCTTACATGGGTACAACAGCTTGGATGAGTAGAAAATGATACAAGCTCTAATAGGACCGATCTCAGGACTCGTTGGGTCATGGATGGATTCAAAGACAGAAGAGCAGCGGGGCAAGTCCGCTGTTGCAAAAGCAAAGGCAGAAGCTGAAGCGCAAGTTATGGTTTCTGCTGCAACTTCAACCGCAGATTGGGAGCGGTTGATGGCGAAGGGCAGTCAAAATTCGTGGAAAGACGAATGGCTTACAATTTTGTTCAGTATCCCGCTTATATTAGCCTTCTGTGGTGATTGGGGTAGGAACATTGTTTCAGAAGGCTTTGCCGCTTTAGAGGCCATGCCAGATTACTATCAGTACACGCTGGGAGTAATCGTAAGTGCAAGCTTCGCCGTCAGATCAGCGACCAAGTTTTTTGGAAAGAAGTAATGGACGCATTACAATTAGCAGAGTATTTACTTAAAGACATACGCAAACAAAAAGAGGGTTACACCCAAAGGTTAGCGGATGGTGCAGCGGAATCCATACAGGATTACCGATTTATCGTAGGTCAAATACGCGGACTGACCTACTCAGAAGATCTTATTAGGGCCGCGATGAAAGGTGTGGAATTAGAAGATGGCTAAAAAACTATTCGTCCCAGAGAGGATGTCAAAGCCTAAAGAGGTTGAGTCCAGTCCGGTCCCAGCCGCTATCTCCAAAGGGTTTGAGGCAAGCCCCGAAGATCCCAATCAGAAAAACACAGAAGATCCATCTAAGATGGAGCTAAGTGCTATTGATAGACTGCCACAGCCTGTGGGGTATCGTCTGCTTGTGATCCCATATTACATGAAACAAAAAAGTGCTGGCGGGATTATCATCCCTGACTCTGTTAGAGAGCGTGAAAGCTTTGCAACAGTTGCGGCTTATGTCGTAAAAGTCGGTCCAGACGCTTATTTGGACGCTAATAAATTCCCATCAGGCCCATGGTGCAGTGAGAAGTCATGGGTATTAATGGGAAGATACGCTGGAAACAGATTTAAAGTCGATGGATTAGAGGTAAGATTGATCAATGATGACAATATTATCGCTACTATTCTTGACCCAGCCGATATTTCGTATGTATAGTGGGAGACATGGAAATGAACGCAGAATTGCAAACTGAAACTGAACCTCAAGAAGAACTTGTTGCTGTCGAATTTAACGATGAGCCGCAAAACTCTTCTTCTGATTCTGTCGAGCAGCCTCAAGAAGAAACCAGTACAATTGTACAGGATGCTTCTCCTGACGGTGAAAACGATAACGAATTAGAAAATTACAGCGACAACGTTAAAAAGAGAATTAACCAGCTTACGGCGAAACGTAAGCAGGCTCTTGAGGAAAGCGAAGCTGCATACGCTTATGCGCGTCAGGTCCAACAGCAAAACGAAGAAATGAAAAAGCGTCTTGCTGATTTGGACAAAGGCTATGTTAGCGAATACGGCGCTCGTGTTGAAACACAAGAGGCCGCTGTTAAAAAGGCCATGCAAGAAGCATATGATGCTGGCGATATGGCAAAGGTTGCTGAAGCGCAGTCTGCGATGTCGCAGCTTGCAATTGAAAAAGAGCGTTTGCGTATACAAAAGGCTCGCTCAGAGCAAGCTGTTGATGAGCCTGAAGTTCAACAGCCAGCGCAACCCGCTCAAGCCCCTCAACAACAAGATTTGGACCCCAAATTAAAGTCTTGGATGTCTCGTAATTCTTGGTTTGGCCCCGGTGGGGATATGGTTATGAGCAAAGGTGCAGAGGCCATTCACACGCAGCTTGTTGGTGTTGAAGGGTACGATCCATCTACAGATGAATATTATGCGGAGATAGATAAGCGTATGCGTCATCATTTCCCGCACAAGTTTCAGGAGCAAAAGCAAAGCGCCCAAGCTGTTGCCCCTGCGTCCTCTGGACGGTCAGCTACCAAAAATGGGCGGAAAGACACCGTGCAGCTCAACAAGGGACAAGTCGATTTTTGTAAGAAAATGGGCATCAAGCTTGAAGATTATGCACGAGAAGTCGCAAGGCTAGAGAAAAGGAAGAACGGATAATGTCAGATCGCACAAGCCGGGATTCGCAAACCCGTGAAAAACAAGCGAGAGTTGCAGATTGGCGTCCGCCTTCAGCCTTGGAGGCACCCGAAGCTCCTGTAGGGTTTAAACACAGGTGGATTCGTGAGTCTGTAATGGAATACGATGACCGCAATAACGTCCATAAGCGTAGACGCGAAGGATATGAATTGGTTCGTGCCGAGGATTACCCAGAGTTTGATGCGCCTGTGATTGACGAAGGAAGAAACGCTGGCGTAATTGGCGTTGGAGGCCTAGTTCTTGCTAGGATTCCTGAAGAAATTGCGGATCAGCGTAATGCTCATTACCAGAACACTACGCAAAACCAAATGGAAGCTGTGGATCGTGATTGGATGCGTGAATCCAATGCTGCGATGCCAAAGCTAAAACCGCAACGTAGCTCCTCTGTGTCCTTTGGTGGACCCAAAGGGGTAGCTGACAATTAGGAGAGAAAAAGATGGCTAATCAAGATGCCGCTTTTGGCCTACGCCTTTCGCGTTCAGGTAATGGCTCCGATCTGATTGGCATGCAGAACAAATACCGCATTGCGGCTAACTACGGTACTTCAATCTTCCAAGGTGACATTGTAAAAGCTGTCACTGGCGGTGGTATTGAGCGTATCGCGGCTGGCAATACGGATCTTGTTTTGGGTGTTTTCAACGGATGCCGCTACACTGATCCAACTACAGGAAAAGAAACCTTTTCCAATTTTTACCCAGCCTCTACAAATGCTGCTGATATTGAAGCTTTCGTTATTGATGCGCCACATGCTCAATACGAAATTCAAGCTGACGCTGCATTCCCTGTAGCGGATCTGTTTGGTAATTTCGATATTGTTGATGCCTCTGCTGGTAGCACTGTCTCCGGCACATCTCGTACAGAGATTGATGTGACAACTGGCGCGACTACCGCTGGCTTGCCTCTCAAGGCCATCGACATTTCCACTGACCCAGAGAACAGTGATGTTAGCTCTGCTAATACAAATGTAATTGTTGTTATCAACAATCATCTGTTTAGCGCTGGCACTACTGGCTTGGCATAAGGAGGCTGACTGATGGCTATTTCTCGCGCCCAACTAGCGAAAGAGCTAGAACCCGGCCTCAACGTTCTGTTCGGAATGGAATATGAGCGTTATGATGCCGAGCATGCTGAAATCTACGACACCGAATCTTCAGATCGTGCATTTGAAGAAGAGGTCATGCTCGTAGGATTTGGCAATGCCAACACCAAAGCTGAAGGTGCTGGAGTACAATTTGATTCTGCAAACGAAGCATACTCTGCTCGTTATACGCACGAAACAATTGCTCTTGCGTTTGCTTTGACCGAAGAAGCTATGGAAGATAACCTGTACGACCGCCTTGGTGCGCGTTATACAAAGGCTCTTGCTCGCTCAATGGCTCACACTAAACAAGTGAAAGCTGCTGCAACACTGAACAACGCATTTGATGCCAACTTTACTGGTGGTGACGGCGTTGAGCTTTGTTCTGCGGTTCACCCGCTTGCTGGTGGCGGAACTTTCCGCAACGAGCCATCAACTGCTGCTGACCTCAACGAAACATCACTTGAGAATGCTCTTATCGACATCTCAACATTCGTTGATGAGCGCAATATGATTATTGCCCTGCGTGGCATGAAGCTTATTGTGCCGCCACAGCTTCAGTTTGTTGCTGACCGTCTGCTTGAGTCAACACTCCGCCCATCAACAGCGGATAATGACATCAACGCGATGCGGAACATGGGTATGCTGCCAGAGGGTTATACAATTAACCACTTCCTGACAGATCCTGATGCGTTCTTCATCAAGACTGATGCTCCAAATGGCTTCAAGCACTTTGAACGTGCGCCTCTTGCAACCAACATGGAAGCTGATTTCGATTCAGGTAACATGCGGTTCAAGGCTCGTGAGCGTTACAGCTTTGGATTCTCAGATCCACGCTGTGTATTCGGTTCACCGGGTGCCTAAAGAATACCTTCTCCGAGGTGAGAAAAGGGCGGCTTCACAGTCGCCCTTTTTTTATGTACAATAGATTAATCCCTGACAGACTCATTGTGAGTCTGACACTAGCCACGACAGGAGATAAGCATGGCTAATACTACTTTTAGCGGTCCCGTCCGCTCTCAAAACGGTTTCCAGATGTTTACGAAGAACGCTACTACAGGCGCTATTACCGTAACTAGCGGTGACAAAATGGCTGTGGAAGCTGCTGGTGGCGCTGGTATTGAAGGCACTGCGGCTACATATATTACTACCGTTGTTCGTGATCACAGCGATACTTCAACTGGTGTAAACATTGTTAAGTCAACAATTATGATTGATTTAAC